TCAGGCCAGGCCGTCGCCGAGGTCCAGTTTGCCCTGGTCACGTTCGAACTTACGATCCTGAATACGCTTTAACAGCTTATATATAGAACTGGGCGTCAGTCCGTACTTCCGGGCCAGGGCGTGATGGTTTCGTCCGTTGAACTCGGAGAGAATCTGGAGATCACGCTTGGTAACCTGGTGGCGATAGTCGGAGGGGATGTACAGCGTGGCGCCACGCCACTGGTTCGCCAGATGGTCAGCTACCGCATGGCCGGCCTGTTCAGCCAGGCCAGCGTCAATACCATGTTCAGACAGTACTGTTGCTGTATGTGCCGCAATGTCGTCCAGCAGCTCATGGCGAGTTTCCGCCAGAATCGAACTTTGCTTCATGCTCCCCCCTTCAGCGCCGCGATCTGGCGCTCTCCATCCTCTTTAGTAATCAGCCCCAACACGATATCGGACTGAATTCGACCGACTTGGTCTTGGAGCAATTGCTGGGTGCTGGGTCCACCGGCCTGCGGCCGCTTTGAGGAAGCGGCCAGAGCCTGCGCTGGATCACTGGCCAGGCCCCACACCACCGCGCGCAGGTAGTTGTGGTTCTCAAGCGGCAGTTGCAGGCGCTCGCGGCCGGTGATCATCTGTTCGATACCGGTGGTCCATAGACGCGGCGAAGCCGGCTTAGTGTCGTTGGAGCGGGCATCCTTTTGCACTGTGCCTGTATTGACCAGGTTGAGCAGCTCCTCCACAAGCTTTATGGCGCGCGTCATGCGCAGGCCTCGTTTGGCTGGACTGAACAGGCGTAGGTAATTGAGTATTGCGCGGCCCAGTTTCGGATCGAGGCCGGCAAACAGCGCCGCCAGCCTCTTGCCGTCGGTATCTGCGAACCCGGCCTCTACCGGAAACTGCTCGCCGCAGCAGGGGCACTGCAATTGCATTACAAGAGCCCCCGAGCAGACGCTGCTGCACGCAGTGTTTCGACCAGGCTCTTGAGAATTGGACGTCGCCGCTCCCAGCCTTTGGGCAGGTGTTCCAGATCCACCCTCCAGTTTGGATCATGCTCGCCGAGCAGCTTGAGCAACTCCTCCACGCTACCCAAAAGCCCGCGCTTCTCCTGCTCAACATGCAGGGCAGCCAACACTGCTTTGAGCTGTTCAGGCTTCTTCAGCCAGGCCACTTTGGCTACGCCAAACTGGCGTTTGGCGATCGCATCGGCGTAGCTCCAAGGCAGCCCCATGTTGGTAAGTTGAGCCTCGATCACCTCGACCTCCGCTGGCAGTTGCCGCCAATTATGCGGCTTACCGGCTGCTCGCTTGCTGGGCTGTGGTTGCCAGCCCAGGCGCTTGAACTCCGTCAGCAACTGCTCGGCCTGGCGCAGGTTGAGATCCCGCGCCGATCCCTTGCCGAACATCACCTGCAGCTTCTGCCGATAGACATCGTCCTGCAGGCCGAGCTGCTGACGAGCGATGTGGATCTTGCTGAGCAGGCCCCTAGCGAGTGCCATGGAACACCTCCATGCCATGCCGACGACCCAGCCGGCGCAGCTCAGCATCGCTGACGCCCAGTTCGCGAGCGAGCCTGGCCGTCTGCGCGGCCAGCAGCGCCTGGGCGGCGATCATCCGGCTCAACCAGACCTTCGGGTTCACGCCAGGAGCCGGCTGTAAAGCCGGCACGGGCGCTGGTGAGCGTTGGGGCTCGGTCTTGGATTGCGTACGTGGCGCGGCAGGCTTCGCTTTGAGCGACGAATTCTCGGCCAGGGCGCCGTTGTATACCGGCGTCTTCATGGGGTTGATGACGAAAGTGTCTGGCAACTCGCGCATCTTGTACCCGACTTTCTCGATCTGCCCGCCGCCGGCCAGGAACTGCTGAACCAGTTCGTCCAGTTCCTGGGCCTCCTGCCGCTTTACGTCAGCATCGCGCCGCGGCGGATCGCCGGCCGTTGAGTGATAGCGCTCCATGTCATTGCTCCAGCAAGTGCTTGGAAAGTGTCTGCTGGATTTCCTTCGCGCAAGCTCTCCAAGCCTCTTCCGAGACAATGGCATTGCGCAAGGAACCCTTCGGGCTGGCCAGAACGCCACTGCTGAACTGGTCCAGGGCTTGGAGAATCATCACCTGCATCAATGGACCTGAGCGCGAGTACTCCATCAGTTGGGTGACTACTTCGAGATTGCTAGCCATCTCACACCCCCTGAGTAAGCCGAGCTACGGCCTGGTGCCCGATCCCTTGGTGCAGCCGCGCGCGCTTGCCCGCGGCATACCCCGCTTCACTGGCCACTTCGTCACGTGCCTTGAGCTTGCGGCGCTTCATCTCGAACTTGCCGACGTCAGCGTGGTGCTTCGCCATGTACGCCTGGATCGCGTCGGCGATGTTGTCGTCGACGCCCGCGAACTGGTCGACCTTGGCGTACACGGCCTCGATCCATCCATGCGCGAAGGCATCTCCACGGGCCACCTTGGTGGACCGCTTACAGCGTTTCTGCGTGCTCAGGAAGTCCTTGCGCGCCTTCTGCAGCTGTCGCTCCAGCACCTGGTAGGCGTAGCCGGTCAGCTCCGGCGCCGCCGCGCAGCCGACGAACAGGAACGAAGCGCTTTCGAAATAGGAGGTGCAGATGATCAGGTGCGTGCCGAAGGCATGGCAGCACACTTGAGCGAGGCGCACCCGCCAGGCCGGCGGTTTTCCATCCGAGCCGGCGGGAACCCTGGCTTCGCCAGCCATGCTGGCCAGCACGTCGCCCATCTCCAGGTTGTAGGCTTCCATCAGTTTGTGGGCATGACGCAGCGCGATCTCGGCCTCGTTCGGATTGGAACCCCGCCCCTTGGCCATTTCCAGGCACTTCTTGATCTTGTCGAGGATACGGTCCTGGTCCATGTCACACCCCCGCGATATCAAGAGGAATGGAGCGGTACTGGTCGGTGTCCCCGACCCGCTCCTGGATACGCACGTACGCCTTGGTGCTCACGACCTGGACAGCCTCGCCGATGGCCTGCATTGCACGCTGCCAACGTTCGTCATCGATCTGCAGGCGGCGCAGAGCGAGCACGCTGCCGGTGCGGATGTTCCCTGCCTGGTCTACGCGGAACGCATCGTTGATCAGTGTGATGACCTCCGCGCGAGCACCTTCCGTCCACTCATGGAGGCACTCGTCGATCAGCGCCTTGGCGGCCTGCAGGCGCTCGTCGAAGGCGATGTTGTCTGCCATGGCCCGAATGACCTTGTAGCGACCGTCGAAGCTGACCAGAGAGGCATTGCCCTTCTTGCCTCCTACCTTCGCTTGGTACTGCTCGGCCGACAAAGTGATGAAGGCCTCGATATCGCCGAATGTCGCCAGTTTGAAATCCAGCAACGCCTTGTTCAGAGCCTTCCCCTTGGCAACGATCTCCTGCACAAGGCGGTCGCGCTCCAGGTCGATGGGCTTGATCATTTCTTCAGGTACCAGGCGCCCCTTGGCGTCCATGCGGTACCCGGCGGGAACATGCACTGCTTGTTCAGCCATGGGAGGAATCCTCAATTGGAGAGAAGGTTTTGCACCCGCAGCGCGGGCAGACGTTGTCGCTACGCCAAGACTCCTTCGGGTGCGGCACCGGACGGAGATCGCTAAGCGCGCCGATCCAGCGGCAGCGCCGGCATTTGAGGCGGCGCTCAGTCATAGCCATCCTCCAGTTGTCGGTTGTGGCGGGCGATGACGCCTTCGGCCATGAGCTGAAGGGCATCTGCGGGAATGTTGATGTAGTCGCCATGGGCCAGGGCCTGCACGAACGCTTCAAGCGGATCGGCTCCGGCGAGTGCATGCCCCTTCGCCCAGGACACAACACGCCCGCCATCTACCTCTCTGGGAACGGTGGTGCCGCTGGCGCCCTCGATGACGAGAGTGTCGTAACGCGTGCTATCCCTCATCAGTGCACCCTCCTTGCTGATTTCGAGGCGGCGCGCTGCTCCTGCAGGTAGACCGCCATGTCCTGCAGTTGCATATGCAGCTTGGAGAAGTTTCCGGCGATGAAGAGGTCGATCAGCTTGACCAAGGTGCTGTCCAGCTTGTGGATGCCGGTCTTTAGCTCAACCAGTTGCTGATCCTTCGCGAACCCATCGCGCAGAACGTCCTTCAGCGCTTGCCGGCAGTCCTGCTCGCTCATGGCGTCAACGTCCATCAGCGGGGTGTAGGCATGGGTGATGACGGTCATTGGTCTTGCTCCTTCACCGGGGTCGTCCAGGCCACGTCAACACCGAGCAGGCTGACGACATGGACGGTGACCATCCCGCGAGTGGTCTGGCGAATGCCGCGGATGGCGTTACGGAAGCGGCGGTGCAGCCGCAGCGAATCCTCTTCGCGGATGAACAGGCGGCGATCGAGCACCGACGTCTGCTCAATCGGAATGCCGGCCTGGCGCAAGGCGCGGGTGGCGCTGTTGACGGCTTCCAGGCAGCGGGCCAGCTCCGGCGTCAGCACGGTGCAGAGAGGCAGATGGGTAGCTTTCGGATGCTCTTCAGGGAGGCGGCCAGTGATCGGTACGACGTTCATCTCACACCCCCTTGATCACATCGGCAGTGACGAGCGGTTCGCCGACATGCACCGCCAGATTCATCGCCGCGATCATCAAGTTGCCGATGGCCAGCGGGTAAAGCTGGCTCGTTTTGTCTCGGCCGCTTGTGCTCAGGCGCTCGATCAGCGCCTGAATGCCGCTTGCGTCGACCACTTCGGTCAGCGGCTTGCCGACCCGCCCGAAGCGGAACTCCAGGTGCTTCTCCACAGCTGCAACCGGGAGCGGCTCCAGCTCCACGATCTCGATGCGCTGCACTACCTCGCGCACGTCGCCATTACGTGGGGAGAGCTTGGTGCCCAGCTCAGGTTGTCCAATCAGGATGATGCTGACCAGCTTGGTGAAGCCGGCCTCAAGCTCCCGCAGGCGCTTGAGCTGCTTGAGCGTTGGAATCGGAAGGCTGTGCGCCTCCTCGATGATGAGGACGTGGCGGAAACCTGCGGCATGGCTGGTCTTCAGCGCCTTGTGTAGCTGGGCAAAACGCGCTTCGGGCGAAGACTTGGCTTTTTCAAGCGGCGCCACGGCCGCCATGATCGATTCCGCGATATGTGTTGATTTCAGGGTCTTGCCCTTGGTGTCGTTGTCCTCCATCGCCAGTACGTAGGGCTCGATGACGATCACCGGTGCACTCTCGCTGTCCAGGCGTTGAACCAGATCTCGACGCAGCGTGGACTTGCCAGCACCAGACTCGCCGATGACTGCTAGGAAGCCGTCGTGCTTGGCGACCTGATACATGCATTCGCGGACGTAGCGAATATCGGGGCTGACGTACATGTCATCAGCGCTCTGCAGCTCGTCGAAGGGGTCGCGACGGATGTCGAAAGCCTTCTTCGTCGCTGGTAGCAACACCTGTTTGCGCATTAGCATGGGCTCGCACTCCTCGTTTTCTTGACTGTTTTCGGGGGTTGCAGGAGTCCCGGCGTTGGCGCGCCGGGGCTCCATCTCTTCTTCCAGCAGCGCGATGTCGTCATCGTTCGCGCCGTGCTCGTATAGAAAGTCCGCGACCGCGCCAAACAGGCGAGATTTGTCGAGGGACTTCGGCCAAAGGCCGTGATTGATCAGTTGAGCGATCGCCGCCGGGCTCAGGTCGACCGCTCGGGCCAGGTCGGCCTGGGTCTTGCTGACTCCGGCAAGCACCTCCTTGAGTTTCAGCAT